TTCAGGTAAATCACAATTGATATTCGAAGAAGAAGTGTCATTTATATAAGTTATAATATTAGGTTTCTTAATAATATTTAATACAACCTTTGAAGGCTTTTTATGAGTATTAATATCTTTAGAGTTATCTTCAGTATATATATCTATTATAATAGTATTAGTTTTAGAATCAGAATTATCTGTAAATACTATAATAGGATAATCAAATGTAGCTCTATTACAAAAATCATGTAATGTAGAATATAAATAATCATTATCTACTATTCTTGCAGAAAATCCACCAAATATGTCATTATAATATATATAAGAACTCGTAAATAGAAAAACATTATTATTATTTATTTCAGCAGTAAATTTATTTTCTTCTTTATTAATAGTAATATTGGATATTTCTAATTTATCAATTAATGTACGTAAAACATTTATTTGACCTATTTTAGCATTATCAATATAAATTTTATTATTACCACTCATCTTAACATTATCAGCAATGACTTTTTTAATATAATCATTTACTGCAATGTTAAGACAAGTGTCAATATCTTCGGATAGAATTGCCCGTACTGTCTGCATTCCCATTTGTTGAGCCAATTCTCTAAACATTACGTGCATTTCTACTACTGTCATAAATTATACGTTTTTTAATTTATTTTTATAGGCATTAACTACATCAGCATTTGCAGGATTTTTAAACCAAGCAACAGCTTCTTTAACATTAGCGCCTATAAATTCTCCTTCTGGAGTAATAATATTTTGATTATACTGACTCCTTACAAATTCACCACGCTCAATTAAAATTTCAATAATAGCTTTAATCTTAATATCAGCATCATTAAACATCTTATTAAATTTAATAGGCTCATCAGAAGAGAATTTATCTAATTCATTCTCTTTTATCATACGATCTTCAAGAGAAGATAATATAACAGGTTTACCTACATTAACACAGTATTGAGCATAAATAGCATCAAATAATTCATCATCAGCAATCATACTAACAAAATTAACTTTTGCTTTATTATTCTCCAAACGAAGTTTACGTTGTAAATCAGCTTCTTTTTGATCGTCCTTAAAATAAAAACGAATACTCGGATCGCTATTAATTAAAGCTGTATCTTTAGCGATGTCTTTATATAAAAGACAATGACGATACATTAGATAATCTTCAATATTAACAGGACGACCAAATTGATATTTAGAACTCTCAAGATCATTAATTGCGGCTATTTTAGCAGCAAGAGCTTTCTTAAGTTCTCCAAGATTAGATTTATCAGCTTGACGATATTTCTCTTCAATTAGTTTTTCTTTATCTTGAATAGCTCTAAAATCTATATATCTATCATAACGAAAACTAATATCAAATTTTTTGCCAAGTTCATTAACTGAAATTTGAATATTATTTAAATATTGTTTAACACGAGTAATAAAATTTTCGTTATTAGGAGAAAGACCTATTAAATCAGGAAAATAGGCTTCAACTTCGCCCTTATTAGAAGATAATGTTCGAGAACTTGTAACTGAACTTCCAATAAAATCTCTACGTTTAGTTAAAGATTTATCATTAGCTCGTCTAAATAAAGAATAATTTTTAACTAATGCAATAGTAACACTACGTTTATCTATATATTCTCTATTTTTTACATTAATATCCTTTTCTTCAACACTACCAGGAATAGGTTCAGGTTTTTCATCCACACTTTCCTTTACGGGGGAACCGCCAAAAGTAGTAACTTTATTATCAGAGCTTGCTTTAGATCTATCAGACAATCCAAAGTTTAATTTAGCACTGTTATTACTTGTATTATTTTCCATAATTAAATATTCATTAATTTAAATTAGAGTACACACTTTAACAAGAACATCTTCGAAGAGTTATTTACTTGAAGACCTTGAGAGTGCTTAACCTCATAACGGCTCATATCAATTTCAGTCGAAATATAATTGGTTTCAGGTACACCCCAAGATGCAGGAATATCCGTAAGACCCTTAAATACTTTAGCCTTATGAATTTGACCTTTTTGACGAACAACTCGAACATTTTGAGTTCCATCGTAAATAGAGAAGTCAATAAAGCAAGCTTGATGCGAAGTAATAGGATAACCGGTACGAGGATGAATTTCGCCATTTTTCTTAGCAGCTTCTGCAATAGTACTCTTATCAAAGAACGCACAATGTTTAACTGTAATAGTATGACCATCAACAGTCTTATAACGACGGAAATATTTACCATACGTTAAGCCTGCGTCAGAACCATCAATCATCTTATCGCCAAGAGGAGTAACAAAACCGTTCTCTTTAGCATCTAATCGCATAGCTTCATCAAAATCTTCAATGAAGCCTTTACCACCCATAAGAACAATGTTCATTTCACCTGTATCAGTATCACGATCAAGAACATCGCCAATAGTACGCTTAATTTTGCTTAAAGTAAGATATTCGCCATAAGTATCATAGTTAGACTCACGACAAATCTCTAACATACCAGCAGTAGTAGGAATAGGTTTACCGTTATCGTCATCCTTAAGAGTTATTTCTCCATTAGGTAAACGGTTATATTCTGCCATCCAAAGACGCTCTTCATTATAAACACGACGCTCAATATTAAATTGGCGCATCTCTTCACTAATCCATAATTTAGAAGCCTTACCAGCACCATCTTTAAATTCATATTCGGTAACTACATTGCTAATATTACCAGCAACTTCCTTAGACTTACGATAGAACTCAAGCTGAGAAGTCATACGACCAGGACCCATAACATTGCTACGGTTTCCTTTAGAATATGACTCAGAAATAAGAGGAGCACCCATTGACCAATATTTACCTTTAGCAAGTAAAGCAGGATCAATAAACGCATCAGGATTAGGCGACATAAGTTTAATTATATAACCATATCCATAAGCACTCTCACCTAAATCTCGTTGAATACGAACTTGAGTTTTTCCATCAGGGCCAATAAGAGTGTGTTGCTCAATAAACCAATGAGTAGAAGTATGAATTTCTACAGGAGCACCGCCAAGACCAGGTTTATCACCACCAGAAAAATGAGTAATAAAATCATCAAATTTCATACGACCCATAGTCTTCCAAGTCCATTGAACAGTTTCAATATCTACTGTACCAACACTGCCTTGACCCTCAGTCATAAACAGAAGCGGAAAACGATCATCGTCCATACCATAATTATAGGTAAGGAAAGAATTTATTTCGACAGGTTTTTGTAATTGAAGATTAGCAATACTCTCTTCATTAGAGTATCCGCGATCATCATAATTACCTCTCGAAAGAACTCGCATTGAATACATAATACAAATAATAATTAATTGTTAATAACCAAAATCAATTTTTCCGTTATTTTTATCGGAATTAGGTTTAGTTATTTTAATTCCAGTAGTGTTTCTTGTTTTAGCTATAAGTTTAAGTTTTTTAACTTCTTTATCGTTAATAGCCATATCTACAAGGTTAGAATAACTTCCACCAACAAATTTTAAATAAGCACGAAGAATACTATCATTGCGTCTTGCTTCAAGAGTTTCATTTTCTAAATCATATTGATAACGAGATTTACCATTTTTATCTATTTGGTAAATATACTTAAAGAAATCATCAGGAGTAACAGAAATTTTCTTTCCATCTTTATTAATAATAATAGTATCTGGAATTTTATATCCAGCAATATTACGACTATCAATTACTTCTTTAACTCCTTTCCAATATTTTTCTTCTTGTTCAATAGCGTCACGTTCAGCTTGTTCAGCTTGTTCAGCAATAGCTTTACGTTTTTCTTCATCTTTTTCCTTAAGAGCTTCAAGTTCTTCTTTAGCAACATCAGCAAGAGTTCCAGTTGATTTAAGATAATTAATATAACTATCTACATCTCCCTTACGATTTTGCTCACTCCAAGACATTTTAATTATTTCTTCTTGTTGTGCTTCATCATCATCTTTTAAAACTATATTACTTCTATCTTTAATTTCTAAAAATCCATCTAATGAATTCCCATTTGCTATATAATATGGAATTAAATCTTTAAGAATAGGAATTTTATCATAAAGAGTATTAATTGCGTTTTCAGCAATTTCTTCCTCTCTATTATTAATTACCGCATCTATATAAGATTTAATACCATTAGGTGTATTTTCAAATTCAATAGGTTTATCATTTTCATCTACAACTTCTACATCAAAAAGTTTACGAATACTATCTATTGAAATTTCATTTTCTGAATTATCATCATTTACTGTAAAAGAGTCAATAAAATCTTTTACATCTTTAGCTTCTTTAAAAATATTTCCATTTTCATCAACAATGTTACCGTTATCATCTATTGTATATTTTTTATCATCAATATCTAAAACAGTACCAGGTTCAATAACAAATTCAGATTTAGATTTATCATCATTATCATTGTCATTATTATCATTGTTATTATTATCAATATTATTATCTACATCATTATTACCATTATTTTTATTTTTATCTAAATCAGTAGTAGAATCATTATCATCAGGAGAACTTAAACCGTTACTTTTAGATAAATCAACAGCATCGCCGTTATTATCTTTTGTTACATCTGCATTATCAGCATTATTTGTAACACCATAACCAAAATCATTCATATAATTAGTTTTAAGTGAATTATTATAACCGATTATAAGCAATAAATTTGTTATATCCAATAATTAGATGAAAATAATTAAAAATATTATTTGCTCCAGCATATAAAAAATTATAAAGCTATTTTAAGTGGCTTTTATCATTTCCCCCGTAAAGGAGAGATTTCGCGTTCGAATATTCTACATCATATTCTCATTTAACGCCAAATTTAAGCTTAAAATAGCTTATATTTATACAAAAATAGTCCGACAATATATGCCGGACTATCAAATATATCTATAAACACTATTTATTTTTTAGTTTTAGGATTATCATATTTATTTTTATTTTCTTTAGCAATAACTAACTTAGTTTCAATATCTTTAAGTTTAACAGCTCTATCTGCCGCTTTACTTTGAAAATCTAAAATATTCTTTTCTCTCGCTATTTGATTTTTATCTCTTTCAACATTAGCTCTTGCTTGTTCAAGACGCTCCATACCAGCTTGTTTATCTTGATTAGAAACTCCATTATCGAAACTAATCATATTAGCATCAGCTTTAATAAGTTCGATTTGCTGATCAAGATATTTTTCAAGTTCAACAGTTTTACGATCTTCTTCTCCTTTTGCAGCAATTTTTTGAATTTCAAATTCAGCTTCCATTTGTTTAGTTTGTTGTTCTAATTGTTGCATAGACTGTTCGTGTTGTTGTTGTAATTCTTGAAATTTCATTATTAACTTTTTAATACTTGCAACATTATCTCCAGCAATAGCAGCAATAGCCATATCCATATTTCCATTTTGAGCAGCACTAAAAGCAAATTGTTTTATTTGATCTAACTTTTCTTTCTCTTGTACACTATTTTTTGCTTTAATAATATAATCTGCATAAATATGAGAATCAACGTCTAAACTAATATATTTAAGATTTTTATCTTTATCTCTATAAGATGTATCTAATCCATCAATCCAAGCAAGTTTACTAAAATCTAAATCACGAGCATAATCTCTTTCTCGCATACAATCAAATATAAATTCTATTATAACAGAACCCATAGATCCTCTCATAATAGCTTCTTCAGTTACTCCTTTACCAGCACTATTAGCTATTTGACCATATCGTTGAGGAGTCATATCAACTTGATCTTTAGCAGCATTATCTATTTCAATCATCAATTGAGTAAGTTGATTAATATAAGCACTAATATCAGCAGTCACCATACGTATTTGTTGTGACTTTAGCATATTAGTATCTTCTTCATCGTCAATATATAAAACTCCATCAGCAGCCATTCTATAAATAGTTTCATCAGGATTTTCTCCTAATAAAGATTTAGCTATAACAAGAACAGCAAGTTTATTCTTTGCTAAAGCCATTTCTCTATGATATGCAACTATATTTTTAAATACTTGATAAGGACTAACAATCTCTACAATAGAAAACTTACCAAATCCTGGTAATAATTCACATAAACCATTATAAGGAAGTTTACCTTTACGATTATATGCAATAGCACGAGCTTTATAAGGATAGATTGCTGTATTACGAGTACCTATACGAACAGACTCATATACTTGAGGCTCATAGAAATATTCAATAGAAATATCTCCTATTTCTGGATTAATTGTATAATTATCATCAACGACTCGTTGAGCTATGATACCATTATCTATATATGTTAAAACACCTCTTCTAATTTCTCCTCTCCATACAACATGCCAAACATCATATAAATTAGAATTAGTATCTCTAACTAAATATGGAGATTTGTTATAGAGACTACGTTCTGTTTCAGTAAATTTATTACATATATCAGGATAATAAGAATAATAATCTGCATAAGTAATATATGATGCGTCAGTAGAACTATGTTGAGCATAATATGTTTCTAAAAACTTTTTATCTTTATCATCTAAATATTCATCAAAAGTATCTATTATTTGTTGATATGTCATTTTCATACGTTCAGCAAACATATCATAATCTTCAACAAACATATTATTATTAGGAACAGGAAAAGCATCTATTGGAGAAATAATTTTTTTTACAAGTTTATTTCCTATTATATCAGTATATGTATAACATTCTCCAAATGATACAAAATCAAAATAGGCTTTAGCATAAATTAATGTAGACTCAGTAATATCATCTATAACATTTAATAATTCTTGTCCTTGAACAGATATATCATCAATATAATTATTTTTAAAATCCTCAGTAAATTTTTCAATATCTATACTTTCTTGAGGGTTAAATTGTTTAGGATCATTACCTTCATTAATATATTGTTGATAGCTTTGAGTAATTCTTGCCGCTAATTGAGCTTCTAAAATAGAAAGAATTTCTTTTCTTACAGCTGCATCCTTAGCCATTACAACATCTGGATTATTAGCACCTACAATAAAATCGTGAGGATTTTTAATATATTCAGAAACATATCTTCGAATTATGCCTTTCATAATATCATAATTGCGAAGAGTTGCTGGAAATCGAGTATATTTTTCTTTATTAGCATTATATGGATTAAGTATTTTTCTATAAAATTCATCAGGAACTTCTCCATTCAATATAAGATATTTTTTTTCTAAATTATCTTTATCTGCACAAGATTGTCCCATAGATATTACATAGTCACAACATTGAGCATACCATTCAGGTTTTTCCTTTTCAGCATTAGAAACTCGTTGAGAAGGAAAATTATTAGCATAAAAATAATCAATTACTGCCATATTATTAATTATATAAATTTTATATTAATACCATTCTCTATGAAAGAATGATTTATTATCATCATCTGTTTCTGTTGTTATTTTCTTTCTATGAGCCATTTCATCTTTAGCAGCTATATCCATAGCTTTATATTCTATTCCTCTAATAATCATTTCAGATACTCTATCGAAGTTTCCAAGTGCGCTCCATTTCTTTAATTCAAGTATTGTTTGATAATCATATATTCTATGAAAATTTCTAATAGGATTACCATTTTCATCTTTACCTATTTCATCATATAAAAATTCTTTAAGTAATCGTAAAGCATCTAATTTTCTTTGATTACCTCCTCCAATATTATATCCATAAGTAGTAGAAATTTTTCCTTTAATAGTATTGTCCCAAACAAACAAAGGTTCTTTAGCTAAGTATTTTGTAGCTCTCCAATCTCTAAAGTTTTTAACAGTTTCTCCTCTGTTTACTTCGACACAAGTAGTTCCAATACAATTATAATAAACAGCTAAATAATAACAAATTCTATCAGCTTCTTCAAGAGAATCTGGACGACCATAATAAGATGCAACAAGTTTTTGTTTAAATCCATTTTTAATACAAGGATTCATCCAAACTTTAATACTATTATGAGAATGCTTATTAGTAATTTCTTTTTTATCTTTATCTATACCTACAGGGTCATAAGAAATACTATATCGTCCAGCAGGAATTTCTTTTCTTAAGCCATATTCAGTATAATTTTCATCATATTCTGGAGGAAACCAACGTCGAATACATCCGTGAGGATCTTCATTAGCTCTACGAGGAACTCCAATAATATAATCATAAACTTTTTTGCCTTCTTTACTTAATCGTTCATTACTTTTAAATTGTATTCTACCAGTATCGTCTAATTCAAGCATTCCATCAATATAAAAATCAAAATCTTTATCAGTTCTAAGTCTTTCTTCCCAAGCAGTTAATTCTTCAGAAGTAAAGATATTTTCAGCTGCGCTACTAAAACTTTCAGCAGGATAATTAGCATACTGTCCTAAATAATTAATATATTCTGCATAAGTTTTAGAATCATTTTTCTTTTTTATTCGTTCTTTTTTAGCAATAGCAAGTCCTATACTTAAATTACTATTACCGTCCTTATCTACTCCATAAATACCAGATATTTCACCTTGTAGCCCCCAACAATAAGGTTTAAAGAATCCACAAATTTCATTTCTACTATCTCTGTCCCAAACATTCTCAAAAGGCATAAAATTATAAGCACGAGGATTATAAAAATTCTCTTCAAAGACTTGCATATTTCCAGAAGTAGCAGTACCCCAAGCCATAAGAATACCAGTAGTATATGCACCAGTTCGCATAGCTGGTTCAGTAACATTCATAAATTCATCAAAGTTATCCATTGTAGATAACTCTTCAACTTTGATACAGACAGCATCTTTACCAATAGCACAATCAGGATTATTTAAAGCACTAACAGAAATCAAAGAACTTTTCCAAGAATCATCAGCCTCTATACCACTTGGTAATTTATAGCCAAGACGAAAATCTTGTTTAACAGGAGAATATATACCTCTAACAAAAGGAGTTTTTTCTTCATAAAATTTAAGATCATTAACAGAAAAATCTGTTAAACCTCCTGTTTGAATAAGATATTTATTATCAATAGCTACATGAATAGCAACTTTTCTTGATTGAGCGTTTACTCTATTAGCACTATCAGCAGCCATCATATATGAAAATCCACCACGACGAGTTTTATCAATAATTAAATGAAATCCATTATTTTCTGCAAACTCCATACAGTGAAACATCCAAAATTGGCTATCAATAAATTTAGGAAAATCATAAACTTTTTTAGCAGTATTAGTATTACCTCGTTTAATAGTACTTTCGTCAAGTTGCTCCATTCGAGTATAATTAAGAAAATTATAATGAGAACCTGTTATTCTAACTTCTTTAATAGTACCATCTGGACATAATAAACAAGGAGCGCTAAAACCTTTAGTTCGTCTATATTCTTCTCTTTTTCTAAATTGTCTATGAGGAATACTATCTACTTTATATTCACAATATCGTTTATATCTTCTATAATAATTTCCAACTTCATAAAATAGCTCAGTATTAACAAATTTATATTTTAAATCAATATTCATTAAAAATCCACCACTATCACCTATAAGAAACAAATTATCAGGATCGACATATCCAGCTTCAGTAGCAGTTTTATATTTAGATTTATCCTCTTCTATAAACTTAAGAAATGGATAATCTTTAGCATCTAAATTATCTACCATACTATTTTATAATTAATATTAATGCTGCAACAGCAATAACTCCACAACTTGTTCCAATAAGTATTTTATTTCTTTTTTTATATTGTTCAATTTGTTTATTTAAATTATTATTAATAGTATTATAAGACACAATTCTATTTTGCATATCTCCAACAATAACAGAATATTCTTTTAGTTCAAGTTTTTGCAGTTTAATAATATCTTCTTGTTCTTGCATAACTTTCGTAAAAGAATTTCGTTCTATAAGCTTAATATTAGCTTGTTTTATAAGTTTAATTGGAACAATACAAGTACTATCAGGAGCTAATTGGATTTCCCCCGTAAAGGAAAGTTCACTAACTTTATTCTGACACCAGCTTTTGAAACAACATAACAGTAGTGCTATCGTCAGCATTAATAGCAAAATTAATTTCTTCTTTAACATTTTCTTTAATATTATAAATTATACTATCCTTTTTAATTATATTATATTCAAGGCTATCTATTACTATCCTATTATATACAGTATCTGGTTTATTAATTATATATTTATCATTATTTATTTCTTTTTGTTTAACTACATATCCTATTATAAAAAATATAATAGCTATTATAATAACAGCTATTATATTTAACATAGTATTATTTTTTTCCATATTTAACTAAACGATTAAATAACTCATCATCATATTTTCCAGTTTCTTTTAAACCAACAGCTTGTTGTGCAAATTTAATAGCTTTAACAAGACCCATATTAATAGCAGTATCGAATATTAAAAACGCTATATCAAAAGAAGGAATTAAATCTAATTTAAAAGGATCCCAAAAATTATCTTTATAAAAAGAATGAACAAGCGCCATTAATTTTTTATCAGAAAAACATTTATCATTAAATTGTTTTTTATCTTTAGGAAGATTAAATTCTTTCTTATAATTATCAATAATTTTCCAACCTTTCCAAATTTTATGATAACGTCTTGCTATTCCTGCAAATGTTTCTCCTCCTGCATCATCAGGATCAAAAACATATCCACCCTCATTTTTAAGGGCTTTTTCTATTGCTTTTTTATAATCAGCCATCTTTACAAATTTTATTAAAATAATTAACAGCTTTATTAACTACTTTACAATAATTATCTGTATTTTTAGAATAAGTATATATTTTGATTGTTCTAAATTTATTAAAGAAAATCATATAAGGAAACTTAATTTGAATACAAAATTCTATAATAGTATCACTAACAGGAGGATCATAATATTTTACTTTAAATCTTTTAGATATAAGACGAATAGTATTATATCCATTATCTTTAATGTTTATTATTCTAATTTTACTCATATTATTCATTGAGAGTTCTATTAATCCAACCTCTTAAAAATTTAATATTATTTCCATTACCAGCTAATCTATTATATTCTTTAATTTTAGCAAGTTTATAATTAGCTATAAATAAATCTTGTCCAAGACTATCTCTAATATAATTTAAACTATCTTTATATAAAGATAATTCATATTCTAAAGTACAAACTATAACATATGATTATACCAAGCCGGAAAGTAAAATGCCAGAAATTGATATTACAAAAGTAACATTTGAAAATGGTATCGTATCGTTTCCTACTGTAGAAGGTGCATATGGATATACCTGTTATGTGTATCGTAGTTACGATAATGGTGCCACATTTGATGCAGATATATTTGGAAGTGAAAGAAATTGCAATTCGGATGTTGTGACCTGTGATTATAGTAAATTTTTACAGGAAGGCTATCTCTATAAAGTTGGTATCAGAACTTTGAGTAACGATATCACAACAATAGCAAACAGTGACGAAGTATTCACAGATGTTTATGATCCTTCCAAAGAGGGTGAAGATGTAGACAATAGTTTAAAGGATGTTTTAAATAATGTTCTGAAAGAGGCAGGGGTTGACTCTGTTGAGAAAGCAGATGCAGACACATTAAACACGATCTATAATAATGCATCCGATGCAGATAAAATTACCATTGCCAAAGCATTAAAAGAAGGACTGGATAGCCTGGATACAAACGAGTTAAAAGTGGCATTACAGACCAATAGTGACACTCGTGCCAGCATCGAGGCAATCGAAAAAATGTATACCGAAACAGCAGGAATCACCATTGATAAACCGGATGTATCTGTCGAAGCAGGTGAATTAATTGAAGCAGGTGGTATTTCGGTAACAGGAGCTGGATTGAATGCTGCAGCTGGGGTAACAAATGTTGGTTTAAAGATTACTAAAGAAGATGCAGCAGGCGTTGACTCTACGCTTTACAAAAATTTTGTATCACTTGGAATTACATTAAACGGAGCAGACAACGTAAATAATCTGGCTA